AAAACTTTTGCTATTGATGAAATAATAGAAGAAGCTTTTGAACGTATAGGACAGCAAAATGTTGCTGGCTATCAATTAAAAAATGCTAGAAGAACCTTAAATATCTTGTTTCAAGAATGGGGTAATAGAGGTATTCACTACTGGGAAGTAGATGAACTTAATATGGATTTAATTGAAGGTCAGTCAGACTATGATTTTTTCAGATCTAGTGATGATGGCACAAGTGCTGTCTCTACACCAGCAAACGTATTTGGTATGTCCGATGTTCTTGAAGCACAGTTAAGATCTAATAGAACTCAAACAACACAATCAGATAGTCCTATGACTAAAGTAGA